GCCATCGGTCGCCGGTCGCCTTCGCCAGGCAGTACGTCCTGGCATCCGCGTCGGCAATGCCGTAGCAGGAGCTGGTATTTGCAAGCAAGGGGGGGGCACACGCTTGCATAGCCACTAGGCCGATAGCGGAAATCAGCAGGCCGGGCGCGAAAATTTTGATCAGGTATGCGGTCATGTTGCGATATTACTCAAAAAAGAGAGTCCTGTGAATCCTTGGCGTTCAAAAATGCGGCAACGCCGGTATCGTCCAGGCCTTCCATGGGGCTGGTCATCATGTCGCGTAGCCCGTATTTTTTCTGCAGCCGCTCCCGCGCGCGGTGGACTTCTGGATGATCGGCGACGCCATCGATCAGCTCGACGTCGTTTTTCTGCCCTGTCCTGAATATCCGGCCGTTGCGCTGGGCATGCGTCATAGCGGTCTGCGGTGTGTCGTACTGATAGAGCCACTGGCCGCGCTGGACGTTCATGCCCGTGGCGCCGGCATCGGACGCCACCAGTATGTCGGCCTCGGCCTCGCCCTGCTCCGGGTTGAACGCCATGCGCTTTCGATCCTTTTCTTGGCCGCTGTCGGCGCCGGTGATGGTTGCGACGCGGTGCCCTTCTTTCTGCAACCGCTCCGTGATCATTTTCACGGCCTCCAGGTTGCGGGCGAACACCACGCCGGGCTTCCCTTTACGTTCGGCGGCATGCTTGGCGATATCGTCAACCAGGGGATTGTCGGGGTGCGTGTTGATTACTCGCTGGATGGCGGAGGACTTCATGATACCCAGGGACTGCTGCAACCCGGCGGCAATGTCCTTGTGCTGGTCTTCTGGCGCGCCCTCGAACGACGTCGGCGATATCGCCTTCATGGCGTCAACGTCCACGCGGCCTTCCATGCGCGCGATCCTGGCGGCAGAGAAATGGCCGTCCAGTTCCGCCAGCGCTTTGTTTTGCCCCTCGGACAGCTGAACTTTCGACTCCTTGCGGTCGGCTGCGACGTCGGGATCGATCTTGCTGGGGTAGACGTGCCTGGCCATCTCGCGGCGCAGCGCATCCTTTGACGCCAGGGTATCGGCGCCATAGCGGCGCATAAAGGCGGCGCGATCGTTGTAGCGTTCAGGATCCATCTTCGACATCATGTCGAACACCTCGGAGGCGTCATTTTTTACCGGATCCCCACTGGCGGCCAAATAATACGGGGTGTGCGCCGACATGGCGTCGACCACATTGGCCAGCGCAGAATTCTCCTTTCCCTTGCGGTTCAGCGTGTACTGGCTTTCGTCGACGGTCAGGTAGTCGAAGTTGATGCCTTCCTTCTCCATCACGCCCTTGATCCACGCCTTGCGGTCTGCTGGCGTCATGGCGTTCAGGCGGTCGCCCATCTCGGACTCGGGAATACCTGCGTGCTTGGCGCCCAGGTGCAGCATGTCGTCGCGGAACCCGGAGTGCGTCATCACGGCAAAGTGGTGTTCCGGGTTCTTGTAGGCGGCAATACGTTCGTCACGGCTGGCGCCTGGCTGGATATGCCAGTTGTACTTGCCGGGTTCCAGGTAGCGAAGCGCTTCGCCGCCGAACTGGCCTTGCACGATGGACGGCACCAGGAACAGGCCGCGCTTCGCCTTGCCTTGTTCGTGCAGGTGGGTGAATGACGCCAGCTGCAGGAGGGATTTTCCGCTCCCGGTACCGAATGCGGCCATCACCCTCTTGTTTGCGTCGACCAGCTTCACCAGGCGCTGGCGGGCTGCGTTCTTTCCGCCGCTCATTGTCGGCGCCCACAGCTTCGTGGGCTGCCCAGGTTTGAAATTCTTTCCGACCACGCCCATCATTCCGGCTATCTGGCGCTCAACGCCATGCCCGAGGGTGTGGCGCTCGTCGGCTTTCAGAGGCGTTTCTTCGGCAGCAGGAGCCTCGGAGGCAGCGAAGAACCCCATCTGCGACTGGTCGTAGGCCTCTTTCTGTTCGCGGGCGGCATCCAGTTTGTCGGATACCGCGCCAGACGCATAGCGGCCGTCGACTCGATCTCGCAGGCTGTCAACCAGTTGGCGCTGTTCTGCAAGCCTGGCGTCACGGGAATCGTGATCAGTGGCGTCCAGGTGGTTAAGGTTGTTGCGGATCACTGACCGCCCCAGCTTGATAGCGGCGCCCGGCTTCAGTTTGTTGTGCTCGTCGACGAAGGTCTTCGACACCTTTGACCGGATCATGTCCTGTATGGACTCGTAGGCCTTCTCATGACCGTGCATCATATCGATGTACTTCGGCCAGGACAGCGAGGCGCTGTTCACTTTTGCGGCCAGCTCGTCACGCTGATTACGCCATGCCGTCCACTCCGGGCTGGTCGTGGTCTCGCCGAACATATCGGTGGCTTCCTTGTCAGGCTCGCTTGACTCCAGGTGCTCAAGATCCTGGCGCAGCATCCCGGCTTCCGGGCTCTCCTTGGCGACGTTCTTGTGGAAGAATTCGCGCAGCGTGCGCTGGTCGCGGTTCGTCAGCTCGCCCAACTGCTTGTAGGCGGCCACGCCTTCCGGCGTCTCGGATAGCGCACGGTGGAGCGCGTCAACCGTTTTCTGGTCGACCTCAATTTTCTGTCGATTGATGGTGGAGCGCTTGCCGCCGTGCCTCGCTTCGACAAATGCGTCGGCGTACTCCTCGAACTTGTCACCCAGCGCCTCGGCGCGCTGCATCTTGCCTTTGGCGTCTTTCAGTGGCGCCACGGCATCGAGGGCGGCACGGTAGGCCTCTGCGTTACCGGCTTTCTGGAAAAAGTCGGCTGACTGTATGTCGGCAATGATGTCGGCAGGCGTGTCGCCGTCGGCAGCGCGACCGCCAATGTAGTCCTTCAGCGATTGCTCCAGGTTGTCGCCGGGCTGGAAGGGTTCCGCCAAACTCGGCGCGACGCCAGGCTTTACGTCCATCGCCAGATCGGGTCGGTTGGCGACGCCAAGCGGCAACCAGCCGTCTTCGTCATGATCGCCGCGAATGATTGCCAGATTACGCTTGACTTGCTCGACGTCTTCCCTGTTGACAGGCTTGGCGAGCCTATCCATACCGGCGCCGTTGACGGTCAGGAATGACTGGCCGCCATCGGTGTCCACGGTGTAGTCGCCGCGTTGAAGACCAAGAGCGCGCGCCCGAGTGATAGTGTTCTCGACGGACAGCTTGCCCATGGGGACCTGAACGCTGTCCTTGGCGCCCTGCTTTAGCGCCACCACCAGGGCTGCGTTGGCCTCCATCTCGCCAAGAGTCTGGCCGACCACCTTTTGCGCGTCAGTGACGGCGGCGCGGCGCTTGGCGTTCATCTCTTGCGCGGTGCGCAAGTCGGCGCCGTTGGCGGCCTCGCCCACCTCGATTTCGCGGGCGGCTTCCATGAGCTCGCGCGCCTGGCCAAGAGCCTCTTCGCTGGCGGCCATGTAGTGGTGCAGGTGGAATTCCTGTACGCCTTCGGTAATTCGCTCGACATCATCTTTCAGGTCGGTGTGGATCCGGCGCGCCAACACTTGCGCGGCGCCAGCTATTCCCAGGACGTCGACAACGGAGCGATCGACCAGAGCGTCGCCACCCACAGCCAGCGCCAGGCTGTTGATGCTGTTATAGGCGCCGACGCCGATATGCTTGCCCAGCGTCTCTTCGGGATTTTCGCCGCCAAGGCGCTGGAATTCGGAAAGGAACGCGCGGGTCTGCATGGTGCGCAGGTCGTGTTCCAGATCTTCGGCGATCGACTCTTCCATCTTCGGGTCGGCGGTGTACTCCAGCACAAACGCTTTCGGCTCGACCTTCTCGGCCTTGTCGACTTTAGCAATCTGCTCCCTGGCCTTCTGGTTGATGGCCTTCAGCTTTTTCTGCGCTTTCAACAGCTCAACGGCTTGCTTGGCGTCTTTGATTGCGACCACTGCGCCAGGCGCGGCGGGTTCGCGAATGTTTTCCAGCTCGGCGCGGACCAGTTTGGCGGTCTCGCCGCGGGTAACGGCGGCGCGGCGCTGGCCGTCGGTCATCGCTGCCAGCTTTGCGGCCTTGGCTTCTGTGGCCTCGGCTTTCAGTTCAGCCTCAGACAGCCCAGACTCCTCGGCGCGCCCCTGGTAGTTGGTGGCGAACCCAAGGCCTGCGCCTGGCGGCTTGACCGGGCTTATGTCGTCAACGGACAGTTCGGTGTCGTCGTCGGCTTCAAGCGGGATCTCACCAATGCCTGCCGATATGCGCGACGATTCGTCGGACAGCAGTTGTTGGCGCTGGATCTCGACGGCCTTGTTTGCCTTTTCTAGCACTGACCGGTGGTGCTGGTTGCGCAGCTTTTTAACCGCGGTATCTGACAGGTGCGCGTAGTCGCCCTCGGGGAACTCCAGCGCCTTCTTGTCCCAGCCCATAGCAGACGCCACAGTCTGGACGTATTCGCTCTCAGCGGCAGCGCGCTGCCCCTGGATGGCCTCTTTGGCTTTCTTTTTGGATTCGGTCAGTCCATCGGCTTTGTCTTTCTGCCGCTGCCGTTTCTTCTCTTCGACTTTGGCCTTGCGCTTTTCGGCGGCCTCCTGCCGGTACTCGGACTCCTTACGGACGCCTCGCAGCTTGAGATAGTTCAGCTTTCCGCCGGCGCCGCCAATGACGTGCGCGGATCCGTCAGCTTGTGGCTGGATCAATACCGGCGTGCCCTTGGCGTCTTTTCCATTGGGGTGGACTGTGATCCACCTGGCGCCGGCGGGAATGCCTGATTTTACAAACAGAATAAGAGGGCGATTTTTCATCGCCCCATTTTGAGGTCACGACAGACTAGACGCCTGCGTCTTCATCGTGAAGTAGAACGACGCCGCCGCCGACCAGGTCTTCAACGGTAGCCCGCCCCAGGTTGAAGCTGGCGTTTTTGCGATACTCTTCGACAGCAGCTGCCAGCGCTTCCTGAAGATTCTCGTGCTCCGGCATTCTGGCCATGACGTCAGGATCCATGTATTCGCCCAGCATGGCCAGGTTGTCGCGGCTGTAATACCGCTTCATCAGCGCCTTCACAAAGTACCAGTACACGCCGTAGTTCAGGTAGCGGCGCGGGTTCTGCTGAAGCAGCTGCAGTGATGATTCTGCAAAGGTTTTGGGGTCAATCATCCTTCATGCGCTCCTGTAGAATTTCGCGAACGGTCTTTTTCGCGTCATCGTTATAACCGCCTGGCCTTAGCACACCTTGTCCCTCGATGCCGGTGGCGTGATCGACGGCTTTCATGTCAGCGATGCCAGCGGCTTCTGCCAATTTAAGCATAGCAGAAAGTCTCGCTTTGCTGTGGTGATATCCTTCATGAAGCACGGACAACAGCTCCCTCGGGCTGGCGGCTTTGTGGTGCTTTAGCCCAGACTCCACCATGGCTACGGCAAGGTCTTCGTGTCTCGATTTTAAAGCCATTTTGACCAGGGAAGCATGTACGCTGCCATTGGTGTCAAGAAAATAGCTGGAGTGCTTGCCGTACCTCCCGTTATCGCTCTTCGGCTCGTGGTCTTTCATGCTGTCGCCCAGGGCTCCCAGGTGGCGCGCCTTGGCCCATGCCACGGCAATCGCCCGCTTCGGCATAGTCACACTGGATCCATAGCCGCCTGACGGGTCATTGAGTCTCCCCGTCGGAGCAATGCGGTCAATCGTCTCCGAAAGCGTCTTGGCGCGCTTAGCGCTTTCGATTTGTTCTGACTGCAATCTGTTACGCAGCGCTTTGATCGATGAGGGTTCGCTGCCATAAGTCGACTCGTAGTGTGAAAACGTCTCGCCATTGGCCTCGGCGACGTGCTGAGACCAAGGATTTATGTGGTTGGCGTCATACCTTGCTCCAGGGTATTTCTTCGACGCAAGGGTCTTTGTCTGGCTGCCGCGGCGGCCATGGGTTTGAGTCCGGGTGCCAAACCTTACGCCGCGCTCCTCAGCCAGCCAAGCATCCTCCATGCGCTTGCGGCCATCCTCTGTCGGCATCAGGAAGTCGTGCGTGTCGACCTTTTCGCGCAGCGAGTAGTGCTCGACCAGATCCAGTCCGCCGGTCTCCCGGTTGACCATCGGTATCTGGCCATGCGGAAACGTCATCTTGTACGACTTGGCTCCCTCCTTCAGCTGGCGCTGGATGGAATCATAGGATGCCGACAGCACCTTGGCGGGGATAGACGCCAGCTGCTTGTAGTCGGTGATGCTGTTCGCCTGGTCGGCGGCCTGCGACTCCATTTTCGCACCAACTTCGGCCGCCTCAGCGTCACCATCGAATGCAAACGGTGTGACGCCGTGCTTCAACTCATCCACTTTCAGCGTGCGTTTTCTGCCGTCAAGGTCAGCGTAGCCGCGCACAGTGACGGTGCCAGCCTTAACGTTGACGCCGGTGACCACATACTTGCCTTCAGGGGCGCCGCTCTTGTCGACGGCCTCGAAGGCAGCACCGGCATGGAACACAGCGCCAGACGTCGGCTCGATCAGCGCAGCTTCGCCGGAATCCAGCAAGTGCTTCGCGGTAAAATACTTGTTGCCCTTCAGGCTGGTTTTCGCCGTGTCCAGCTTGGCGCGCAGCCTTGCGGCGCTGGCTGTGTTGGTGTTCTTGAGCGCCTTGAAACTGGCGGTCAGCGACTGGAAGCGCACATACTCGCCGCCAGCCTTGGCGCGCTCGCCGGCCTCGAATCGCTTCACGGCAGCGTCTTTGTCGGCCTCGAAAACAGCGCGCGCGGCGTCAGGATCCGCTGCCAGCATGATCATCATCTCGTCGCGGCTGATGTTTCCTTCCCGGGACAGGTTTTCGACGGTGTCACCGCCACTCCAGATCAGATCCTGCCAGTCCTTTTTGGCCGCGATCGATTGGTAGCGGTAGCCGTCAAACGAGCCTTTGGACAGATAGGTGTGGATCCGCACGGATTCGCTGATATTGCCCTGGCGCAGGCCGCGACCATTGCGCTGTTGCATGCTGGCGGGTTCCCACGGCAGATCCATGTGGTGGATGTCCGTAGTGCCCATCTGTAGGTTTATGCCTTCCCCCATGGTGGCGGTGTTGCCGATCACCACTTTCAGCTTCCCGGAGTTGATTGTCGGCAATGTTTTGACGCTTCACGGCAGTGGATGCCGCTTTCGCGTTAATGACCCCGATCTGGTCGCGGGGGATTCCTGCCGCGACCAGGTGGTCAACGATCTTCTCGTGCGAGTCGATGTAGTCGCTGAATACGATCTGTCCGCCCTCTTTGACGTTGACCATAACCTGCTTAGCCAGCTCCTTGTATTTCGGGCTCTTGTGCCCGGCGTGCATCTCCGGATCCAGTATCTCCAGATCAAGCGCGGCCTTGTTCATCTTATCCATGACGCTAAAAATATGTGCGTCGCCGGTGCTGTCCTTTTCGGCGGACTTGGCGGCCGCCTCGCGCAGCTCGACATAGACCGCTTGCTGCTCAGGCGACATATCTACCATGTGCATGCGGTCGTCGCGCGCAGGCAGCACCAAGCCAACCTGTTCGGCAGTGGTGCGGTCGATGTACTTGCGCATGATCTCGCGCAGTTCATCCATGTTCTTGAAACCGGCGGTCACCAGCGCTGTCTCTACCTCGCCCTTGGTGCTCAGGACATGGTCGGTCTCGAACTTGCAGAACCTGTCAAGAAACTCTTCGCTATTGCGGATGCCGATATTCTCGAAGGCCTCCGGCGCGATATGCGACAGCATCGAGTAGATTTCGAGCGGGCTGTTTTTGGTTGGTGTCGCCGTCAGGCCGTAAACGCCTTTGTTGCCGTGCGCATTGAGCAGCCATCGAGACTTCAGATTGAAGTCCAAAGCGCGGTTGGACAGCCCCTGGCCGCCCAGGAACTTGGGTGTCTCGCCGAACCGGCTCTTGGCGGCATACAGGTTTTTCTGGTGGTGCATCTCGTCGGCAATGATCATGTCGACGTTCAGGTCGTTGAAATAGATGGCGTCGGTGCGCTCGCTGAATTCCCGCTTAGCTATCGACTGCTCGTAGGCTTCGCGAACCTTTTTGACCCTCTTGTCGCCAGCGTTCCCCAGGGAGTCGCCGCGCTGAACCCAGAAGTCGTTGGAGTACATATCGTTCTTGGTGGCGGGATCCAGGTCGACTTCCTGAAACGACTCCTCGGAGATAATCACGAAGTCGTAGTCGTTCTGCGTCAGATCGTGCAGTTTGCGCTTGCGTTCGGCTGCCGCATCATCGCGGCCAACCATGTCGCCGGCGGCGTTGTAGGCGAACGTGCCGCCGATCGTCAGCACCTTGGCGTCAGGGAACCACTTCTGCGTTTCCGCGTACCAGTTGGCCAGCACGGACTTCGGAACCACGATCATCGGCTTTTGCGCCTTGCCGGTGATCTTCGCCATGCGCGCCAGCAAAAGACCGCGCAACGTCTTGCCCAGGCCAACGTCGGCGGCAATGATACCCTTGCCGGCAGCCAGCGCCCATCGCAGTCCAGGCCACTGGAAGCCCTTGATCTTGTCGAGGTTAGCCAGGCCTGGGATGTCTATCGGCTCGTCGCTGTATTCGCGCTGGACGAAGCCGCGGAACTTGCGATTGTAAAGATCCTCGACAAAGTCGCGGTACTGGGAGGCACACAGCCAGTCTTTGAAATCCTCGTTCCAGGCTTCAATGGTGCCCAGATCGTCTTTGCGCACGCCCGTGCGGTTCAGGTACTTGTCCAGCAGTCCTTCATTGATGCCGGTATTACTGCCAATTTTGTAAACGCCCTTGTCGAAGGTGACTGACGCAGCGCTCAGGTTTTGATAGTAGGTCGAGTTCGGCATGGAGGCGCGCAGATTCTCGGTGCGGCTGTCAATCCACGCCTCAATGACATTCATCGGCAGGAACGCGCTGTTCAGGGAGATGTCGACGTCTTCCAGCGACTTGGGGTCGATAGCTTGCTCAAGACGGCGCTGCTGGTCTTCCAGCTTTGGCCGCATGGCTGCGTCGGTGTCGCCGGCCAGCATGGCTTTGACGGCATCCAGTCTCTGCCACAGGTCGCCAGTCAGATAGGCGTCCATGGGCGCCCATCGATCGCCACCAGTCCACGCATAGCGCGAGTCAGCAGACAGGTGATCAAGCACTTCGTCGCCGTCCTTACCCAGGGCTTCCGCCAGTTCGGCAACAGAGAAGTCGCCAGTTTCGTGTCCCAGCGCCAGGCTGGTGGCGACGGCATCAAACCCGCCCTCCTCGCGCTTGGACTGGCGTCCTGCGACTACGTCGGAAAGTCTTCCGTCCTTGTCGACGGCGCCGATCAGGCGGTACAGCGACTTGTCTGCGCTGGCGGCGATCAGCAGGTGGGGGTGTTTCGACGGCAGGCCGTGCTGGCCTACCCATGCTTTAATATCGGCTTCCAGCTGCGGACGGTCGGCAACCTGGCCTGTCATCAGGCGTTCAATCTCGGCGGCCAGCTGCTGCGCAGTTGTCACGGCTTCAGATTGCAGCGCCTCATCGACGCGGTGCCAGCGAGGCGGCTTGCCCTGCAACACATAAGTGACGCCATCCACCACGCGGGTATCGCCAACCTTAGCGCCATCCTGGTAGGGACGCTTTTCGGCGGCGTTCAAAATCTTGCTGCGGTCGCCATTGGGAGCGGCGGCGAGAATGTCGGTAACCGCAGGGGTGGCGCCGACGGGATCCGGCTGGAATTCAGCGATAGCCGCGGCCACACCCTGCATCGACCCGGTGACAGCATAGATCTCACCAAACGCGCGCATGGCTGTGCCGACGGTGCCGAACACATTGCTGGCGCCCCTGCCCTCGAAGTAACCGCCAGCCAGGAACTCATCATCCCAGACGCCGATAGCCTTCAGTGTCTTTTTGTCGACGGCGCCCAGGGCGCCAGCAACGTCGTCAGGGCGCTTGCGCAGATAGATAACGTCGGCGGTCACATCGGTGTGGCTGGCCTCGAAGGCGCTGTTGGGCATGCGTTGCGCGCCAAGGAACTCGCCCTTGCGCAACATGCGTTCGCGAAACTTGCGGCCGTTTTTGCTGTTCATGATGCCGGCGGGAACCACCAGCATGCACAGGCCGCCAGGCCTGGTTTTGTCCAAGCTGGTATCAATGAAATACTCTTCGGCTTTGCTCAGATCCTTTTTGTCGTCGCGCGCCAGCGAGCCGCGGGGGCCATAGGGAGGGTTGCCGATCACCACGTCGAACTGGCGCATATCCTGAGTGGCGAACCGCTCCAGACTGGCCTGCTGGATCTCATGGCGGTCGCCGTGCAGTGCGTCGGCAATTTTGGACGACGTGGTCTCCATCTCGACGCCGGTGACCTTGAAGCCTTCGGGCGCGGTGTGCAGGAATACGCCGGTGCCGCATGACGGCTCCAGGGCGGTGCCAGACTTGATACCCAGGCTGGCGGCAACCGCCCACATCGAGGCGGCGACGGCGGGGTCGGTGTAGAACTCGTTGAGACTGTCGCCACAGCCACCATTGCCGCTGTACTGGCGCAGCAGGTCGCGGTCTGCGTTGGTCATCTCGCCTGGCAGTTTGTCTTCCACCAGGGCAGCAGCGGCTGCGTTCAGGCGCCGCCGTTCGGCCTTGGTGATACCGGCAGGGACGCCGAAGGCGAGAGGGTCGGTTTGCTTGATGGGTTCGCGCGCGACGGGAGGCGGCTTTGCAGTGGCTGGCGCTTGCTTGGCCTCGCCCAAATGCTTCTCGCGGATAAACCATCCGCCGTCCTTGCGGAACGTGTAGGCATCGATCTCCTTGGCTTCGTCTTGCGTCAGATCCTGGCGGATCACGCCGCGCAGGGTTTTACCTTTCTTGGTGACGTGCTCAACAATTTCGGGGGCTGCTTCTGGCGGCGACATGCCCAGCTTGTCGCGGTCGACCCAGTCCGCCATTTGCACAGGCTGAACCCCGTTCTTGGCGTGCCTTCCCCTGGTGGTGCTCGACAGGTGCGCGTAGATCTTGCCGTCATCGCGCGCGGCGCCAGTGTTGACGACGTGCCAGGTGTCGCCGTCGTGCTCGATAACGGGCAAGTCCAGTGATGGCGGGGTGACGTCCTTCGGTTCAGGGGCGGCATCCACCTTCTTGGCAGTCCCCGCCTCAATCGCCGCATGCAGTGATGCTTTCGGAAGGGTTGCGCTGTTAGATTGGTTCGGCACCTTGGCGCCGACTTTGTGCATGTAGTAAAAATCGGCGTCTTGGTTGTAGACTTTCCATTGACCGGAATTCATCTTCTCGTATTGACTCTTCAGGTCAAACACTGCGCCGGTATCAATGCCTTTCGGCGCCACATCCTTGGCAGGCGCTTCCCCGAACAGATCAAGCGTCTCGCCCTTCTCCTGGCTGGCGCCGTCGAACATCGCCGACACATCAGCAACGGTCTTGCCGTCCAGTGCGGCCATTTTCTCCAGGAGGATCTGTTGCTGGCCTTCGTTCAGCGCCGACAGCTTCGACGCCAGGCTACGCAGCCCGCCTTGCTTCGCGACAAACGCCTCCAGCTTGGTGCGCTTCGCGGCGGCAGGCGCTGGCTCGTGGTCAAACAGCGAAACCTGTTGCCCATGCGCTTCAGGCAAGCGCTTTTTCTGAATTCGGACGTGGGGACGGACAACTTTGCCGTCCTTATGCACAGAACCTTGGACTAATACTGGCGTGTCAAAGAGTGTCGCCTGAGATTTTCTGAACAGAATCAACATGAAGTGTGGCCATCGCGGACGAGTGATCGTCTGGCGATTGTGGCGTCACGATTATCCACAGCGAAATCAGATCATCTGACTCGACTCTGTCCTCTTGTGGACAGACAAATCAAAGATGGTCTGGAGCGCCGCCATGAATGACGTGATTGCTGCTGGAATCAGGCTTAAGCATTATTCGACAGAGCCCGCAGCCTGCGGTTTCGCTGACCAAAGCCACATGACGACAGCGTTCAAGGCGCGCTTCAATATCACGCCTGCGGTGTTTAGGCGGGGGGTGTCTTGACGAACAAAACACCTGGCAGCGACTTCGTCATAGTAGCCCAGTTGTCGATGCCAATCTCTTCGCTCATGACATCTCCCACCTCATCCGCAAGATCCGGCCTTTTGTTTGCTATATACCTGGCCAGCGCCGCAACTTTGTCGGCAGGCGCAGCATCCAGGACTCGGTAAACGTCCGGTTTGCGAAGCTGTTCTACTGAGTCAGCCGCTATTTTGATCATGTGATCTAAGGCCGCGACCTTGGCGTCGTCTTTTTTCCATCTGCGCCTCTGCTTTAAAAACCCATTCGCGTCGTATTGTTCGCCGGGGTTTAGGACAACATAGTCCTTGGCGTCGTTGGGCGTGATGAACGACTCCTGCCCAGCCATGAGGCCTGTCTCCCATCGGACATATATCGCGCCACCATTTGAAACGGTTGTGATCATGCCTTTCTCGTCGCCGTGGACATAGCTGATTTTCTTTCCACGCATAGCTTCGACAGACATCTGCAAGCGGTCAAGATGAACAGCTCCTGAGCCTCGCGAAGCCTTTATCCTTTCGTTCCGCTCGCGGTCGAACTTCTCCAAGTCGAATGGTGCGTCTTTATCTTCCGCTGTCGGCTCCTGCTTGACGCCAATCCCCAGCCTTTCATTCAGCACGCCAGGCTTGTGATCGTCGGCCTCAATGCCAGACGTACCGAAGGCATCGAACGCAGCAAAGCCATCGGCATCGATGGCGTGCCTCCTGGCTTCATCGACGTGAGATAGCGCCTCTTCGTGAGTGTCGAAGGGGCCAGCCAGCCTGGCGACCTTTTGACGGGGGCCGGGCTCTCGGATCATGGTGACGTAGAATTTTTTTGCGGGACTTAGGGCTGAGTTATAGCCCAAACTTGCACCAATGGCAGCCAATGCTTTGGATGGCGTTACCCATTCTGTTTTACTGCCAAAATCATTTGTCGTGGTGCGGATCAGGCTGGCAATCACCGGACGTATCGACCGCGAGCTAACACCAAACAGATCTGCGGCAGCAGGAATAAACCATTTCAGCCCAGATGCCCCAGGCTTTAGATCAAGCAGTTTAATATCAGCTTCACTGGCTTCCCCTCCCGCCCTCAGCTTTTTAGCAATTTCATCCTTTTTGCCGCGCAGCCCTGCCTCCTCTTTTGTGTGCTCGTCTATTTTTTTGCGCCACGACTCGGCAGATGAGAGCGCTTCCGTATCAGTATTGTGGGGGCCACCAGGGATGATATTTCCGTCCACCATGGCAAGGAACTTTCCTGCGATTAGGCCGCGACCAGGTACGACCTTGATGCGGCTATCCGCCACAAACTCCCGCATTGCCTCCTTGGGATCATGCTTCACGCCGGCGCCAACCACCTTGCCGGGCGGCACTTCGCCGTGCTCATCGGCGGCAGCAAACATATCGGGCTGAACCTCCGGCACACCTCTTGGCGGGCTCCAGGGTTTCGACGCGGCAGGCCGGAACATATCGATCTGGTTGGGCGCCGGTTTGGCGCGGCCAACAACTTTGTTGCTGTAGGCGTTGACGGTGACCACCTTACCGTCTTTGGTGCGCCTGGTGTGGCCAGCCACCATGGACTTGAAGAACAGAATAGATTTAATCATTGCCGGCGCCTCACGGGTCGCCTTTACTTTCTCAATGAATTCATCGACAGGCATCGCGGTGACCGGCCCCAGGAAGCGCGGATCGTCGTAATGCGACAGGTAGGCGGATTCCGCCTCGTCCTGGCTCAGGAAGCCGATCATGCACTTGTCTTCATCGTAGGCCGACCAGTCTCCATACTTGCGCTGGTGGACAACATAGACGGTGTCGGCGGCGTCGGCGTGCTGACCCAGGTAGACGTCCACCTCGTCGCCGTCCACGGCTTCTGACCGGCAGACATAGCCGTAGTCGCACTTCATGCGCGTCTCGCCCCAGGGGCCGCGTCGCACGCTCCCCGCCGGGTTCTCGATACGCAGCGTCAGGCCTCGCCACTTGATGGCGGGCTTTTTGTAGCTGTCGGCTTTGGCCTGGTCGGGCGACGGCTCCCCAGGGTTGCGCCGGGTCTCGCCGTCATTCAGGTCGACGGTGGAGGCGCCGGGAGTGACGGCTTGCTGGATGGGGTGGGACTTCCTGAAGACAATCACTCGCCAACCTCCGTCCAGTCCGGCAGATCCACAGTCTGGCCTGCCAGCGCATGTGTGCAGTCGCCCAGGAACTGAATGCGTCCGTCGACAACAAAGGAATGGCAGATCCTGACGACTTGGGACTGCGGCCACGGCGACCGTTCCCATTCCCCCAGGTTGTCAGCTGTCACGGGCGGATCCCACCTATTGGATCGCACCAGTACCGACGGCGTAAAGGTCGGCTTGTCGGCGTCGCCGTTCCAGCCCCAGCGAGGCGGAGCGCCGGCGCCGTGCTGGACGCCGTGAATTTCGTTGCAGCCCGGACACCAGAAGTGCAGGCGGTTGCCCTCGGCGCTGCGCAGCTTTTTGGATAGTGCGGCCATTATCTGGCCTTCCTGCGGGACGCCAGTTCCATCGAAGCATAATGTGCTTCGTCTCGGTACTGGCCAGATTTTTTTGACGCCGGATCCATTTTCTCCATGTTTTCGGCGGCCTCATTGGCGTCTTTGATGATGTAGCGCAGCTGATCGTCGCCAAGGGTTTTCATGCGACCCATGGTGCGAGAATGCCAGTTCTCCTCGTCGCGCCAGTCCTTGTCGCCACCGAAATGATCGTCGATGGCGTTCCTGGCGTGCGACTCGGGGATGCCCCACTTCTCAGACAGGTGCGCCGGCGCGTGTTGGCGGATCCAGTCGGTGCCGTATTCGCCGTGCTCATGGTTCGCCCACCGAATAGCGTCTTCAACGTGACGCTTTTTGTTATCGTCGAAGGACGCGGTACTGTTGGAAGCCGTCCGCATGTCCTGATATGGCCTGACTACGGTTCCATCCTTTTTGGTGTAGCCGCTGACATGCGACTTAAAAAACAGCGCTATCTTGCCCATTACTTGTTCCTCAGTGTGTCGCGCAGCCAATCCGCGAAGTCGGGATCGTCTCCGGGTTCAAATTCAATCTCAGGGAGCCATGATCCGCGGCAGTGTGGATGGGCTGTGCCCGCCGGTATCCACCAGCGCTCGTCATCGCCGCGTTCAACCAGTGCGCCGCCGACGCGCTTGCGGGGAGCAGCCGACCGGCCGACGTTCGTCTTGCCGACCCATATCTGGCCATCGGGGTCCTTGTCGGGCGCGCCAGGCTCAACCACCTCCACCACGGTGCCGTCGATCTGGCGGCAGAACGGGCAGGCGTTGGCGTATTGCTCGACGCGACGCAGCTTGGTGCCGGGCTTCTGGCTGGCCACAAACCCTTGATTCTCTATTTCGCCGGCCTCGGTGACGGCAATCCGCCGCCAGTCCTTGTTCAGCGTGCCGAATTCATCCAGCAACTGAGTCTGCAGCGATGACCCTGGCGCAGCGGCGCCGCCGGACAACAGCTTCGCCTCTTCATGGCGCATTACGACGCCGCGCATTTTATGGCGTGCGTTGTCTGACAGCGCCGTGACAGCCTCAGCGGCTCGCTGCCAGCCGAAGTTGATCACGGCTTCATGTTCTGGCGACAGCCGGAATTGACGGCGGGCATCAGCCAACCGGATCGGCATGGCGGCCAACAGCGTATCGGCTTCCGCCAGTGTCGGTTCTTTGTCCAGATTCGCCTGCACTTTGCCCATCAGGCCAGACCTGGTGGCCAGCCACTCGGCTTCGCTTCGCAGCTCGTCTTCCGGCAGGTAACGCTGAACCAAGTAGTCGACCACCATGCCCCAGTCATCGAGCAGGAACTCGCCTGGCGGCAGCGTCTCAAGATAGATTTTGACCAATTGCAGTTCGCCGGGATCCCAGCGCCGCATCATGCCAGGTCTTGGCGTCGGGTCGCCGCCGGTGTGGCGCTGGCCTGCAGCCCAGGCATCCAGCTCCGTGCGCACCTTGTCGAGGCGCGTAAGGCCGCGCTCCGTGAACAGCTCAATCAGCCGACGGATGTATGGCGAGTGATGGGGGTTCCAGATCGAATCATCGTCGTGGCCATTGATGGCCTTATAGATGGCGCCAAGCGCAGTCTCAGACTGGCGCGGGCTAAGGGGTCCGATATCGAGAAGTAGAGTCATACCCCATTGTCTGGTCACGACAAATAAAAGTGTCAGGGCGGTTCCTCGCCCTGTCGTAATGCCGCCGGTTCTCGCCCGGTATCGTCAGATCCCCGCAGTAAGCGGCAAATGCCGCCAGGAGTCTCGCGTGATCTGCTGCGGGTGTTTCCCACCGCCCGCTGGGGTTGGCCTACCACAACAAATGCAACTCCAGTGTGCGATCACGACGGGGAGGTGGCTATTTGACCTTTGGCTCGATAGCCAAGTGTTAGCGTGTCAACAAGCGCCATGCTGCCGCTGCGCAATATGGGTCTTGCCCGTTTCCGATAACTCTAAATCTGTCCAATCTGTTGGCCACCTCATCAGGTGTTCCGCAAAGCGCACGTTCGCCCAAGCTTTGTTCAAGTCGCTTAATTCGATTGCTTGCTGCATCCAGTTCATAGGTGTTTTTGACTGGCTGCGCCTGGTGATCATTTGCTGCTTCGTAAGAACGTAGAACTTGTGGTCTGAGTAAAGAGGGCGTCGCAACAATCCACAGCCGCTCCCCGTTCGTTTCGTGGCCGGTGTCATATCCTGATACACAGCCCCATTTTGCATCGAACCCCATCGAGGCAAGATCGCACAGAACGCGGTCGAGTCCTCGAACAGCAAGCATTGGGCTGTTTTCAATGAATGCGTACCTGGGTCGAACCTCGCCAATGATCCGTGCAAATTCTGCCCATAGCCCGCTGCGCTCCCCCTTGATGCCTGCGCCCTTTCCGGCAACGCTGATGTCCTGGCACGGAAACCCACCAGAAACCACGTCAACAATTCCTCGCCAAGGCGTTCCGTCAAAAGTTTCCACGTCACTCCAAATAGGGAATGCGTCGAGACTTCCATCGTTTTGTCTTTGTGCAAGAACGGCCGCGGCGTAGGCATCACGTTCAACTGCGCACACGGTTCGCCATCCAAGGAGTTTTCCTCCGAGAATGCCTCCACCAGCGCCTGCGAAAAGAGCCAACTCATTCATACATCCTCACAAAAACACGCTAACAAGCAATTGCAGCGGACGTATCGCCGCTGAATAAAATGGTTAGAAGCCTTCGTCGTCATAGTAATAATCGTCGTCTTCATCTTCACAGTCTGGGCAGCCATAGCATTCAACATGACCGTGGTTGTGACATACGCACAAGTCACCACCACAATGGCAGTCAAGCATTCCAAGACCACCGCAACGCCTGTCCAGGTAATCGCTTTCAAACAGTTCGCCATAGGTTCCAACAGCGCCACACCAGCAGGCAATTTTCTCTTTGTCGGGGTCGGCTTCTAACAAGTCACAGCACGCGGAAATTTGCTGCTCTGGCGCTTCGTTTCCAGTCTCGGTTGTAGTCGGTTCAACGGTGTTTTCAGTGTTGTTCATCATCAATCCTCGCAAATTCCCGTGTGCTCAGGGTTCTACTGCCTTGCAGCCTGCCAGGCTTCCCATGCGAGCTGCACAGAATAGTCTTTGTATTGACCAGGCAAAGCTCCTTGACCGGCATACCTAATCAGGGATTTTTGATATGGAGATTCCGATACCCATGACTCAAACTTTTTACGGGAGTCGGCAGTAGAACAACCCGGTGAACGAGACAATTCCGTATCGCAACCGCTCACTTTGCCGCAGGTATGGATTTCATACCCTGGTATACCTACACATACTGGACAATCACTCATCGCTCGTTACCTCCGGGTTAAACGGCCTAGTCATCCAACCAGTCTTGGTATTCATCTTTGTTACAATTAGGGCAAGGTATATCACCGCCGCTTGACAGGGTGCCACCGGGTTCCTCACAGCTATCCAAATCCCACAGATAACCGTCCACACATCCACCGTCTTCATAGCTGGCCCCAAAATGTTTTCCTTGGTATCCACAACTCATTTCTATTCTCCGGATAGGCCGTTTAACAAGCCATTGTTGCGGACGCTACGCGCCTCAAAATTCAGGGTTATGACTAAGCCACGCGACAACCAACGAAATCACACGCAGGGCAATGTACATTCTTTTTCGGAGGCATACTCGTAAGCGTCATAGATGGACATGTATCTAGCAACTCATTACCGCAATTTGGGCAAGCTATTCCATTTTTAATTGGAAGGTTTTCAATTGCTGAAAAATGATATGCGCTTCGTTCGGTATTGTGCTCTATAAGACTTTTCATTTTAGCTATCTCTAAAGTTGTGTTGGTCATAACAAGTCACGCCATCGGATGCTTCGCACCGCTGCGCTCAGCGTTATCTGCTACCAGCATCGCACCAGATGGGTAACTTCTCTCGGTACTGCTCAAGCGTCTGATTCCACTCGATGTACCCGCATTCATAGCAACGCCACCCTGAGTCATCGCACGCCTGACGGCAGTAGTTGTTGTATCCCCGCGTCCAGTAGCCGCACCCTGATTCGTGGCTTCTCTTCCCACACTTGGGGCACTTTTCGCCAAACAAGCAGATAACAACCCGGTCAATCAGACTCATTACGCTTCGCTTCATCCGCTGGTTATCTCTGGGTTAGGCGTCCACCGCGCACGGCATGATGATGCTCTCTATGTCGCTGATCTCTGACGCGAGCAGCAAAACCCCGTGGTTTTCGTCCATGTGCCGCGCCAGCCTTTCTCGGGCCTCTGTGTTATCCACGACAGGCGCGGCAAGCACCATCGCCCTGAATATCGCGTCTACATCCTCCCATGACAGGACGATCTGCTTTTCGTCATCGTCGTGAATCTCCACATTTATTCCGGCCCTTTTCATGTCCGGCGTAGGGGGGATCGGTATAAATCGCATTTTAAAAACCTCCCGCGCCTAACATGGCGCATAATTCGGACGCTATCGCGCCGGTTTTCTTAATGGTTAGCTGTCAGACCTTGCTCAAACTTTCGTTTGCGATTTCTCTAACTTTTTCCAGCTGGACTTTCAAAGCTTCACTGTCTCCTACGCTGTAACTCGCTTGGTGTCTACATCGCGCCAAATCTTCAATAAGTCTCTCGATTTCATCAGCAGCCCATCTTGCTGTGTCGCTTCCGTTCTTCAGCTTAAATATACGATCTTGATATAGAGTTCTCATGTAGTCTCCTAAAATAGCAGCTAACAAAGCATTCACGGGCTTGTCCCGTGCAATGCGGGGTTATACGGCCTTATTTAGCTTAATTACTGTGCCGTGCGCATTTACAATCGCCACGCTAATACGTTTCCCGTCCTCAACAATGTAGAAGGATTTATCCCGCTTTCTCTGGTGTAATGGAATCCCAGTTTTATACATTTTCCCTTCGTAGTATCCGCAAGTTCTAAACATTTTCGTTTCTCCGTAGCGGGTCGCCGCTTAACAAAGGTTTGTTGTCGCCTTCGGCTGGGATGCTCCGCTGTCGCTACGCACCCCAAAAAGCCGAGGTTCAACGGCTTTTTACATCTTCGACAATCAGCCGTTGCCGTATTGAATTTATCCGTTGCGGCAACGTGCTTTCATGGTCATCGTAGAGGTTGAACAGCTCTTGCATAATTGCCGTAACCTCTGGCAATATCTCTCTAGCTAGATCGCCCGCCTTTGAACAACTCGCAGCACTCGGACAGTCGCTCTCTAGGTTCTGTCGCTCAAATTTGCACCCAGCTTTACCAAAGCAAGGTTCGCTTAATTTACATCCACAATCGCTCATGCCGGTGTCCTTTGGGTTTTGTAGTTGCTCCATCTTATTACTCCTTCTCGATGGGCGGAACATAGCCAAACAGGGTGCAAAGCTGGCTGATCACGTTCGCGAAGATCAGCGACTGAACGCCAGCCTCATGGCGCCAGTAACCGACGGCGTCGAGCTCATCGTCTTCCGTCGCATCTGTGGCGTCGAACTTGATCGACTTGAATTTGAAGTCACTGGTCATTTTGAAGTCACAGGAATCCGACACCAGCGCCATGGCCTCGACCGCGAAGCCGGCGGAGATGGCTTCAATCAGCCCTTCTCGTGCTGCGGATGTGTCGCCGACTTGGACGGTCAGCTTGCCGCCTTCGAGCCCTGTCATCTGAACATAGGATCCGACGTCGAACGGTCTGAATGCAGCTGTGCCGCCTTCGTTCTCGATGCCGTCAAGCCAGTTTGTCAGCCTGGTGGTCAGCCCTTGCTTCAATCCGTCGATATGAATGGTTTCCGACTTGACCGAGCCAACCACTTTCACCAGGTTTCCGGTGAGACATTTCGCCATCTTCTCGCTGCTGGTGGCGACAATCAAATAGCGGTCTTCGCTGCGATAGAATGCGTTTACCACAGTGGTCTTGATGAAGGCGATGCGCGCCATTTCGGCATGAATGGTTTCCTTGATCTCCTGGCGCTCCTTTCTGTAAACGCGGCGATCCTGCTCCTTCTTGATTTTATCGACGGCTTCATCGGTGCGTGCGTTCAGTGCGGACGTCGGAATGATCTTCTCGTCGTAGCGCATCGCGAAGGCGAATCCGCCCTCGATAGGGACTACCAGTTCGCCGGTTCCGCCGACCGGAACGAAACTGGCGCGGCTCAACGTCGCCTCGCCCATTTCCTCCCAGGGTAATTCTTGCAAGTGAATAGCCATGTTTGCTGCTGGCGGCAGGTCGAGGCGGTAAACAACGGCGTTGCTGATCAATTTCATGTGGTGGCTCTCCTAAAATGAAGTATTGAAATGGCCGGGACGTCCGGTTGCTTGAACTATACTTATCAAATTTGAGCAAAGCAATGGTTTGTGCGCCCTATTTGCGCCCGGCGCGTCATTTATTTGAGGCAAGAGGCTGGAATGGCTGGATCTTCTGGCGTCGATCGTCTGGCTCTGAAACAGAAAACCCGCCGAAGCGGGTCTCTGTGAATAGTTTAAAGCTATTTTCGGATGATTTTCAGATCCTGCCATCCACCGGCGTCATAAAATACTCTGGCGGTCGCATTCGCGCCCTTGATGGCGCCAGCCTCGGACTTGTAGCCCTGCTGGGATCCGGCAACCACTTGCCCGTTGCCAGAGACAGCCCGCCACCGCCATTGCTCGCTTGAATCTTGATATATCTCGATCATGATGTTCTCCAGCTATTGGTTGGTTGGAATGCGGCGGCAACTGGTCACGGGAACCAACCATCTCTGGCACTGCATATTGAGCAGGACGGTCGTTCACCACCGCTACCCTGTACTCTTCTGTCAGTGTGCCACCGCATTCGGCTGGTGACTGGCTCAGACCGGCGTACAGTGGTGGCTAACTGCTGCGCCTTGCATAGTACCAATCACCATGCGAATGCGTGCCGGTTTCAAAGACCTCGCGGCTGGTCTAGCAGACATCTACCCGGTTTGATTCCCAGTCCGGTCTGCTGGCGGCGTCGGAATTTGGCAGCGGGAGTGGGATTCGAACCCACGGATGATTTTACACATCGACGGTGTTCAAGACCGTTGCATTCATCCACTCTGCCATCCCGCTAAAATCATGCCGGTTACGTCTCCGGCGAGGGCTTTCACCTCCGTATTGCCGTACTCGCTGCATCTGGCCGTCCCCGTAGCACGGGTCTCCCAAGGGCAACGCCCAAGACAATCCAACCAGCATCTGCTTTCCTTCGGCGTTGCAGCCGCACCACTCGTTTACCCATGAGCTTGCGCTGGGGGCAGACTATTTTTACAGGTTTTGATTCCCTGTCCCGGTCTGCCGGCGGTTCCCGGAATTAGTTTGCCAGAACCCTGGCGTAAGCCTCATCAAAAAGCCGCCGCAACTTCTCCGGCTGGTGCGCCATGCCGTCGATAACCGACTTGGCGTGACGCGCGTATTCGATTTTCTTTTCCCTGGACATGCCCACAGGGGGCGCGTCCACAAGGTCGCGCATGTTCGCTGTCTTGTCGGCGAACTTCAGCCGGGCGGCGCGGTCAGACCACTGCTTGGTCTCTTGCGACGCGCGGCGCTCCATTTTCGACCGGCTCATGTCGTCGCTGACTTCGACCACCAGGGCGGCGACATCTTCGCCGAAATTCTCGGCAAGCTCGCTATAGCTGGTGTCGGTGTCCTCGATCGTGTCGTGGAGCAAGGCTGCCAGCATCACAACGGGATCTGTCTCCCCGCCTTCGCGCCCCAGGATCGACGCCACCCTGACGGGGTGCGTAATGTAGGGCGTCTTGCCATCCTTGCGGGTCTGGCCTTTGTGCTTGTCGGCGGCAAACTTGGCCGCCTGACGGAAGTGCTCGCGGACGTACTGCCTGCCGCGCTGGTGGCCTTTGACGCGAACCGCTGACTTCATCAGCAGGATCATTTGGCGTCAGCCTTCTTGGCGCGCTCAGCAATCAGCTTCTCAATCCGCTCAGGCGCCTTGACGGGGTTCTCCCAGCCTTCAGGCCGGTCGGCGCCGTCGTAGCCGTCGTAAAGGTCAGGCCGCTCTTCTGGGCCTGGCGTTTTTGCGCCTTTCTGATCCTGTTCTCTGTTGTCGTTCATTTCAGTCTCCATATGGCCAGTATCGCTCTTGGCAACGCTTTAGTCAAATCTGAGACACCACTTTTTTTGGAAATCAGTATTGGCTGCTGTCCTTGCTGGACATTGTTGTCGCGAAAACTCCAGTCGTCGACCAAATGTTTCACCTGGTCGAAGCTGTGTTCGTTGCTGGTGTTGGATAGAACCACCTCTGGCGGAACGAACCGCTTTGTCTTGCCCAGGAACCGCGCGACGGCGCGCTTGGCGGCCTCCTGGCGCGGCAAGTGCATGTAGTGGGCTTCCGTCTTGTAGCCAGCCTCCTTGAAAGCGTTGACGTCGGCGATCGCGCTTTTTGCGGTCTTCATGGTCTTGTCCAACACCACGTTCAGCCCCAGGGTGCGCGCCATCTCGACCAGCTTGTCGAAGATCTCGCCTGACTCCTCGTGTACCTGGTGCGCGTTCCAGCCTTCGTACTCCGGCATCTGGCCTTTGATGTGGTCGGCGTCCAGAACGATGTACTTGTCGGGTTCATAGACATTGCCTTCAAACCAGCTTTTGCCGGATCCGCCGCGCCCGCCAAGAATGATAAACTTGGGCGCCTCGCCGTCTGCTGGCGTCGCCGCCTTGATCCGCTCGTCGGACATAATGCCGTCGATGATTTTGGCGTGCAGTGCTTGCCGCGCTTCGGTGTATTTTCCGTCGTCGTCTTTGAATGAGTCGATAGTCTGCTCGACAAACCGCAGCCGCGCCTGGACTTCAGCAATCTTCTCGCTGGTGTCTTCAGGGAACTGAGAAATGATATGCTCAGGCGTGACGTCGGCCTGGTCATGGCTCTTGGCGAATTCGGCGGCCTCGAACTTGTCGGGGTGAATGGGTTCTTGCTTGCCCAGAACAGACCTATCGTGCGGCGGCTTAGTTGTTCCCTCGGCGGCGCTGTGACCGGTGACCTGATCCCATCGAACCTGGTGGACGTGGCCGCTGCTGTCTTTGACGTGGGCGCCATCAGCCCCAGGATTGCCGACCACTTCGCCCTCGCCCTCGACGTCGCCCAATTTGAACTTGACGCTGTCGCCGGCCTCGATGTTGTGGGTGCCGTAGCCGGCATCGGCGCCGCGTTTGGACTTGCCGTCGCTGCCGTCATTGCCCTTGCCGGGTTCGCGCCCCTTGGGTTCGTCCTTGTTGTTGCGCACCCACTTTTTCTGTCGGCGCCCGGTCTTGTCGGTTTTTTCCTCCAGGTGGAGGCCTGGACGGTTGGATATCTCACCAGCCTTCGCGAATATCAGCAGGCGACGCCCGCCCTCGGACTTCACCATGTACTGATCCTCTCTGGCTTCTGGCGGGATTGCGATAAATCGCTGCTTGCCTGTGGCGTCTTCCACCACGCAGCCGTCCTCGCCTTCATGGATAATGTTGAACTTCTGTTTTGCGCGCTTCTTGTGTCCTAGCACGCCAGACCACTTGACGCGGTGCGGCTTGCCGTCGACGTCGATCGTGGCGCCGTGCTTTCCGACAGCGGTTACCTTGCCGCAGCATGGCGCGTCGCCGCGACTGAAAAAGACTTCGTCACCCACCATGGCGGACGGCGATACGGGTGCTGGGGTGCTGGTTTTTGCTGTCTTCATTCTTTCGGCGCCCAATCAATAAAGTATCGGCTGGCGCCATAGACCGTGGTCATGATGCCGCACAGTGCGACAAACTCGGAGCCTGCCATCTTGTCGAAGAAAAGCGCGGCGATGCCGGCGACAATGATCACTGCGGACAGAACGAAACTGTTTTCGATGTGGCGAGCCATATACTTCATGGTCAGACCTCGAAGCTATAGACGGGCAGCCCGAAAGCCTTGCCCATGTCCTCGCCGGGATCCGGCGCGTCACCCTGGTCGCTATCTTCGGATCCGAAGTCCGCGTCTTCTGGCGCGTCGTCGCCGGCGTCACCAAAGTCGTCGCCCTGATCTTCATCGCCTGGCTGTTGCTGGCCGGGCTCGCCATAGTCTTCCTGGCCTTGCTGCTGTTCGGCCTGCCAGGCACCAATCAGCGACGGGTTGAGGGGAGCTTCGCCCCATGACGCCTCAGCCTTGTCGTAACCTTCCTGGGCGCGCATTTCGTTGACGGACAACACCAGCTTGCGAATTTCGTGGCGCTTGTCTTCGTCCTCTTCATCGAGGCCAGCCCATCGGAAAACATAGTTGTCGCTGAAGTCCTGGATGATGAAGTCTGAAAAAATGTTCTCGAAGTACGACAGCAGGGGGCGCAAGCCCTTGTCTTTGGAGTCCGCCAGCTTTTCAGCGGTGTCATTACCGGACAGCGCCGACGTGGTGCCGCCGGTGAAGCTGTCGAAGTTGATTTCGCTGGGCGCGATGCCGTAGATGGCGCAAATGATCGACGTCAGGAACGTCATCCACTTGGCGAACATCATTTCATCGACGTCGGCGCCGAACTTCTCGAAGGCCGCCCGGCTTTCCTGATCCTTTGACACCATGACTGGCAGCGTCCAGGCATTGTTGACGCCTTTCACCATGGCGTTCCAATAGCGCTTGAAGCTGGACAGATCCTTCTCGGTGTAGTTGCCGGACAGGTGCAGCAGGCCTTTCGGAATGGCGTTGCTGTCAAAATACTTGAGGTTGTAGGTCATGGCGTTGAGAAAGCCGGTGACCACGCGAATAAGCAGCTCAGTCTCCGACAGCCCGTAGCCGCCGGTCAGCACGTCGGTGCGCGGGTTGCGCGGCACATAGATCAGGTCGTCATAAGTGTAGGCTGCGCGCGCCCTGCCCTGGACTACCTGAAGCGCGAATATCTCGTCGTCACCCTGGTAACCGTCTTCAGTACACAGGCGAATAGTGGCGCCGTCGACCGCATACATGCCGTCCAGCCCCAGGGCTTTGTCGCGCTTGTACTCGGTTTCGATCGCCATCGAATCCATGGTTAGAGTGTCGCGGGTCAGTTTTGCCATGAAGCTGGCCATGTCATCGCGCCGAAGCCGCATGCGTTGCCGCGGCTTGTTCTCCCATCCGCAGTTGGTCATAAACCCCTGCAGAAGCTGGATGGACTGGCGGTTCTCTGCGCTGATTTCCGCTTCACGGTCTCTCAGTCTGATTTCAAAGCCAGGGCCGCGACCATTGTCTTGTGGTCGACAGAACCGCTGGATCTGGCGGATCCGCGTGAAGATCACCGCGTTCAAAATTGGCGTCTGGTCGACCATGGCGCGCATGGCATCGAAGCCAAACACACCAGGCTTGTCGTAGAACTCGCCCATGACCGACAGCTGCATCTCGTCAAGGAATACCGACTGCATGCCCGCTTGCCGCTCCTTGATCGCTTTCGACGGGAACGGGATCACGTTCGGCTTCATCAGCGCCTTGTTCATTTGCTGCTCGGCAAAATCATCGGTGATGTAGTCGATAACCGACTGGATCTCCGGCGCTGGTATCAGGTCTGACAGTGCGGTAGGCATAGTTGAGCGCTGCAGCTGAGTCTGAGCGTCTTGTCGCTCATCAGCAGGCGCGCCGTCATTGTAGGCAACTGAAATCGGAGTATCGTTCATGCTGGCAGATTAGCATCACGACAAAGGGCATCTGATTTACAGTCAGTGGAGCTGGCGCCGGTAGTTGAGTGACGCCAGGTATTTAGCGGCGTGCCGGTCGTGTCCGGGTGCTGATAGGGCGAAACTACACTACCGTTCATCTTTTTTCACGCAAATGCTTGCAATAGATATACTCAAATATGATACAGTTGCACCATGAAGACTAAAAGATCAACTAATTTTGGAACGCCGCCGGGATCGCGACTCGTTTACTCCGAGTTGCTTGACGCAATGGTCGACAACTGCTCGGAAGAGTGGCGCAACGAATGCGAGTGCAGCGCCATCCTGGCTATGCCCGGCAAGCACGCCCGCAACAGATTCATCGACGGCGACGCCGACCCGGCAACAGGGAGGCTAATCAGAAAAGGCGTCGCAGGCCATCGAGGCAAAGAGGCGGCCGCCAAGTTGCGCGCCGACGTCATCAGACTTTTCAACATCCGCAAACAGAAACAACAGGAGCAATCATCATGAAAGACTTTGCCGAAATTATCCTTATCGCCCGCATACTGATCGCAGCTGTCGTGGTTGTCGTAGCCTGGCAGTCTCTTCAGTGGAGCGTCGGTCTAGGCCTGCGCTTCACCGTCGAGGACGCCATCCTGGTGGCGCTGGCCGCCGTTGTTGTGCTGCTGGCGCTCCCCAGGGTTGGCGACGTGCTTGCGCAAGAAGGGCGCAAGGATGAAGGGGGCGCCCAATGATCATCAAGCCATTTGAGCAATGGCGCATAGACATGCTGGCGTCGCTGGAGCCCGAAGACGGCGAAGAAATACCAGATGTCGACGTAGACTGCCCGGACTGCAATGGCGAGGGCGAGGTGGAGTGCGACTGCGATTGCAGTCGTTGCGACGCGGATATGCCCTGCGATCGATGCAACGGCGAAGGCACAATCAGCAGTTTAGACCTGGGGCGTGACGAACTCGACAAGGCATTGTTCTCGCGAACCGAGTACCTGGAAGCGCTGACCGCCGAGCTGGTCAAGTTGGCACAATATACAGGCAACCAGTCGCTGGCGCCGCTCATCGATGCTGGCATGGCTCCGTATATGACCATGCCTAGGCGAACGGAAGATGGCCGAATTCTATCGAGAAGCGCCATCATGCTCCACGACCACGAGACCGGGCGCGAGTTCCGCCCAAAATTACAATCGATGCAATAACCCCAACAGAGGAAAGGATATGCACACCGAAGAACAAGCGAAGACATTGTCGCCAGTGGTTGACGTCGAAGCGCTGAAGAAGCTGGCCGAGAAGGCGACGCCGGGGCCTTGGAGAGTCGGGAAATTTATGCCCGCGGAAACAATCGGTCGACACCAAGTAATGGCCATTGATGGCCAAAACTTCCCGTATGTGATCCTAGAAGGCAATCAGAACTTTATTGAAGAAGCTGAGTGCAACGCTGCCTACGCAGCCGCCGCCAACCCCGCCGCCATCCTCGAACTGCTGGAGCAGCGGCGCCTACTGCTGGAGGCACTGAAAGAGTCCTACGAGTACATCGCTGCGCAAAAACCAGAAACAAAGTGGACAGGCGCGGGCTACAGGCTGGTCGAGAGTTTAAGCCCCGTTTTCCGCGTGATGTCTCAGATGGCGACCGCCATCGCCCGCGCCACCGGAGGTTCCCAATGAGCGACCAACCACAACCCCAACCCGTCACAGGCTCAGGCCTCGCCATCATTCTCAGTCTAGGCATACTGGCTGTCGGGACGGCGGCCTTCTTATGCGGTTACATGACCCACGAAGGCATGGCGAAGGCCAGCGTCGACGACTTCGGGAAAGTGAAGCTGCAAGATCACATCTACGCCGTCGAGCTGGTGCGTGCGCCGTATGAGCCCGAGACGGTGACGATAGCAGAGATGAAGGCGCGCGCTGCTGAGAAGGTGGCGGAGGAATGAACCAGTCCCGCCTGGCCTCTCTAATCGAAACCCTATTCAACACCGGCATTGGCTTTCTAGTGTCCTGGCTCACATGGCCGCCTGCCGCCGCCCTGCTGGGCATTGCCTACACGGCAGGCCAGCACTGGGGCATGACGGCGGTCTTCACCGTGGTCAGCGTCGCCCGCGGCTATGTGATCCGGCGCTGGTTCAATGGTCGCTTGCATCGAGCGGCAGAGCGGATGGCTGCGAGGGCTGGGGGCAGCTTATGAGCGACGGCGTCGGCCGCGTCATAGCGTTCGCCAAGAGACATGGGTTCCGCGTGTCACGATCCGGCAGCAACCACATGAAGTTCACCAGGGAGGGAACCCCGACCGTGTTCTTCAGCTCAACGACTAGCGACCACCGCGCCTGGCGCAACGGCATTACCAAGATCCGCCGAGCACTTCGCGAAGCGGAAACAAACACCAAGAAGGAGACTTATGAGTAACGACACACCACTACCACAAAGCATCATAGCGCTGAGCAACCGACTGGTATCAGAAGGCGAGTCACTGATTCAAGATGGCGGCGCGATGATCAATCTCGGGTTTGCCATTGGCAGCCCTGACGCCACCATCGAGGACATAGTTCGACTGGCTGATACAGCCGGCATGAAGATAGAACTTGAGATTTCTGACAGATCTTCCGACTGCGTCTCACACTCCGAGGCCAGCGAGGAAGATCTTGAGGAGCACCAGTACGACTCAGACTGGTGGGACAGATTCTGCAAGCTGGGGCGGTATTCATTCCGCTTCGCCGATGGCGGTGTTCGCAAGGTGGACGACATCGGCGGCGCCTGGGTCGAGCAGCACAAGGCAGCCCAGATCGTCGACGCCATGCAGTCCGAAATCAACGAGCTGAAAGCGCAACTAAAGCAAGCATCCTGCTTGCCAGAGGGGTGGGCATTTGAGAAGCATCCTGATGGGAAAGTAGTCGTCAGGCATGAAGACGGTACCGCCACCCTGCTTGAGGGGTCATCTAAATCTATTCTCGCCCACATGCTCTACCGCCTCGCCCGCGACATCCTCGCCCAGCAGGCCAAGAAGTGAAAAGATCCATCGACTACGCCATGGCGCTGGCCTTCGGGCTGATTTGCGGCGCGCTGTCGGGACACCTTCTTGTTGCCGTGCTGGTGACATCTGTGCTGTTCGCGATGATCGCCAGCTAGGCTGGCACAACTTTAAACAACCACCAGAGTTAGAATTATGAAGATCAAGAAAAACACTTTAGCAGGATCCGACAAGTACCGGCTTAATCGCTGGCTCGAAAAAAACACTGAGACGATCACAGCTATGCGGCTCCCGGAGATTGCGGAGGCAGCAATGCGCGATCTTGGCTTCGTGATCACAGCGAACAACATTAGGGGCTCTCTTCAGGATACCGGCATCACGCTGAACAACTCGCGGGCAAAGCATGACGCAGCTCTGGCTGCCAGGGTCGAGATTCTTGAGCGTCAACTAGCAGACATCTCTGATCGTCTTTCGGAGCTGGAGTCCAGACATCCTAATCCTTAATCAGAGAACCGGCGCCGGCTTATCCATCGGCGCCAGATAGTTACTGCCAGCCACCGACAACATGGGCGCTTATAGGGCGCACAGGAGAAAGGAAATGCCAAGCGCATACACAGCACCAATCAAAGACGGAATCACCTTCGAGCAGTTTGCAATGAACTGTGCGCGCGCCTTTGGCGCACTGATCGAAATGCGAGACATGCCGGACGGCGCCGAAATACCCGAGCGCTTCGAGCCGAGCGACTACCATATCAAGGCGCTGGAGCGCGAGCGCGCAGCCCTGGCTGAACTTGAAGCGCTATCGCCAGAGCAGTGCGAAACACGCGCCATTGCGGAGTTCGAGAAGGACGAAGACTACAGGCTTCGCGCGCTCAGAGAGGCAAGGGCGCTCCAGCAGAAGTACGAATCCATGCTCGCCATGGTTCGCGACTGGCAGCCGCCAAGCGACGATCACCAGGGCATGAAGGATTTTATGGTTCAGCAGATACAGGACAGCATCAAGTTTGATTGCGGCGTCGAGTATTATGAGACGCCAACAGAGCGAAAGACCGGGGCTGAATGGCTGGCGGACTCGCTTGCGCGCGTTCGCGGAAGTATAGCCAGGCACGAAGAAGGTCACGCTGCCGAGGTCGCGCGCACAGAGGGTCGCAATGAATGGCTTCGCCTGCTGCGTGAGAGCCTGACCAAGTAACCCCTCCCCGCCGGCGCCCCCATGGGTCGGCCTCTTCTTATAACAAAACGATCTAAGCAATCCGGCGCCTTTGCTTGATCTTATTTGAGCAAATCGGCGACAATGAAGTCGTATTCAGAAGAGACGAGGAAAGGACATGAAAGCGCATCTCAAAAAAGGCATCGGGTTCATTGCCTGCGGAAGCAGCGGCAGGCACCAGCAAAGTAAGGGCATTATTTTAGGACTCAATCCGAAATACTTCGCAGCAGTCCCGGAAGCCGATCGCTGCGCTTCATGTAACGCCAAATTCAAAGCAATGCAGTCCCGCAAAGCGAATCAGAGGACGACAGTATGACCACCAGAACCGGAGTAGCCGTAGCATTACCAACCCTTGTCTACGCATGGCCGAAGACAAAGGAAGATTTCGATATGATCGCAACCCCTGAGACCATCCACGACTGGGAGCCTTGCTCGACAACGACGCTCCTGAAGGGAGACGGCCAGAAGTGGGAGCGTCGCTGCCACAGCAAATCAGTCGGCGGCGACAAGCCTGGCGACGTCATGGTCGTATTCCAGTGGTTCGACGAGCGGCCACTGCAACCAACAGCAGGAGAAAGGAAGTGAGTGACAATGCAATGAGCCTCGCCACCGGCGCCGATCTGACGCCAGACACCTGGGCAGACTTCGTCGCGCGCCTGCACCACGACTGTGTTGGCGACGGCGTTCACGATCACTACACCGCTGACGCCATTTTTATCGTCCAGGCGCGCCGCCTGGTCTTCGGGCTTGACAGCGAGTTCTCCGACAATCGTGCCGTCATTTTCGATGGCTCATCGTGGTTCAGCCCTGCTGAATACTGGGATGACTGCGATGACGACGAGAGGGCTGCCTTAGACGCAAAAGCCGGCGAACTGCTCGATGGCCATACGTTCCTTCGCCTTGAGTCGGGCGACCAGTGGGAGCTGCTGGCGGAACTTCCTGAGCATACCGTTACCTGCTGGTTCGATCACTGGGAGTACGTCAACGCGCACTTCACTCTCGACGCGGCTGAGGCATTCATTCGGCGCAAAAAGCACGACTACCGTGACGGCCTGCGCGTGTATGTCGATGCACAGGTTCATTGTTGGGAGTACAACGCGATCAAGGCTGCAATTCTGGATGGTAGACTGAGTATCGTTGATCCGTCCGATCTGAGGCGTATCGCGGCCTGCCTGGAGATCTGTGAAGGACTAAGCACCGAAGTGCTCGAAGTCATGGACAGCTACGCAGCCCTTCATCGCATCTACCAGGAACATCGGTTTCTGGATCGCATGACAGCCCAGCGCGACCAGTTCGAGGTCGAGCGAAACCGGGCTCAGGAGATGTATGCGGAGGTGGTGGCGGATAGGGATCAGCTTCTGGCGGCGCTGGAGGAGGCGGCAGACTGGATCGACAGCAACAACTTTGGTGGTGACGACGCCATTGATCTGGTGGGCAGGCTGCGGGCCATCGCCGCGGCGAAGGCTGGTGAAGCATGAGCCCCGCCGACTTCCGCAAAGAGCTGACCAAGCTGATGCCTGGCTACCAGTGGACCGTTCATCGCGCCCACGATCCCGACAAGTGCATCAAGGCGACCGGTATCCAATCCAGCGGGTTCAACCGTCTATCAACATTGGTTGTGACGCGGGCGGTGCGGGCAGACCATGCTTCCTATGAAGTGCGTAGCGCCGGGCGAGGCAAGCGTTCGCCATGGCTTCATACCGCGAACGACGTAACGCTGGCGCGGGCGCTGAGGGCGCTGCAGAACCACTACGAACACATGGCCAGCCTGTATGCCTACCACGCAGCTGACCTTCAGCGGGGGCGAAAGCCGAGGCCTAACGACCTGGCGGCCAAGACGGAAGCGGCTGAAAAATTCGCGGCTGACGTGATCGAGGTTCTGGGAGGTGGCGCATGACTATCCCAGCCAACCAGCTGCACATCCTCCACCACACCCTGGGTCTGCGACCTGACCGCCGCGATCCTTACCGCAACCACTTCGTAGCCGGTCCAGGTCACCACGACATGCCTGCCCTGGAGGCGCTTGTGGATGAAGGCCTGATGACCAAGACAAAGCCTCCTGGCTTTATTGACCCAGGCAGCATGGTCTTCATGGCGACCGCCGAGGGAAAGTCCCTTGCCGTCGAGCTACTGCCGCCGGAGCCGAAGCTGACCAAATACCAGCAGTATCTTCGCGATGACTCAGGGCTGACGTTCGCCGAGTGGCTGGGAATCTATGAACCGGAGTACCGGCATCGGAGATGGGGCTCCCGCAACGAGTGGCGCATGGTCAGGCGCAGCAGGCCTGGGCGCTACGGTAACATGGAGCCTATTATCGCCGGCGAATGGGCTCCGACCCAAAAGGCCGCCAAGGCCAGCTACAAGGAGGCGCTGAAGGCGTCGAGGGGGAAGGCGTGAAAGAAATGACGATAGAGCCACTGCGGCGCATAGACCAGATACAGCAGGGCGACCTGCTGCTGATCAGCGATGGGCGCGAGGTCGTTCACGCGAAGGCGATGCTGGTGAAGGTCACCGCCCACGACGGCGTCGAAGTCATCTACAACCGTCGCAAGAACCTGTATTTTAACGTCGGCATGTATCTCGCTGGCGAGTACTGGGTGAAGGATGTTCGCATTGTGAGGTTGGCGGCCACCACCACCTAACCCCAAACATCCCGCATAATCACCGCTTACCGCGCCCGCAACGTCGGGCGTGACTTGAAACTAACAGCCGGATCAACCGGCGAGGAATTTATGAAAGGACTGACTGTACACGTTGGCGACTGCCTTGAGACGTTGAAGACAATGCCGGACGCCAGCGTTCAGTGCTGCGTGACCAGCCCGCCTTATTTTGGATTGCGCAACTATGGCAATGACGGGCAGATAGGCATGGAACCTACCCCAGACGAGTTTGTGGCTGCCCTGGTGACAGTGTTCCGCGAGGTGCGTCGCGTGCTGGCGGATGACGGGACGCTGTGGTTGAATTTGGGGGATAGTTATGCCGGAGGCGCTGGGAACAACAAAAGCGGACTGCAGAAACTTTCGGAGCGATGGGACGGAAGGGAGTACAAAAGCGAAAAATGGAAATACCCGGATGGTGATCAGCACTGTAAAAAGAAGTCGGCAGTCGGCCATGGCGGCCTCAAACAAAAAGACCTGATCGGCATCCCGTGGCGCGTCGCCTTCGCGCTGCAGGCCGATGGCTGGTACTTACGCCAGGACATAATCTGGGCGAAACCCAACCCGATGCCCGAGTCGGTGCGCGACCGCTGCACGAAGTCGCATGAATACATCTTCCTGCTGTCGAAGTCTCCCAGATATTTCTACGACAACGAAGCCATCAAAGTCCCAGTAAAACAGGACTGGGGCACGCGAAACCGGACAGATGGGAAATACCACAACGAAGGCACCGGGCTGCAGCCTCACTCCGGGTTGGAGAAGTCGTATACAAAGGCGAATAAGCGCTCAGTCTGGACGGTCAGCACCAAGCCATACAAGGGCGCGCACTTCGCGACGTTCCCGCCGGATCTGATCGAGCCGTGCATCCTGGCGGGCACCAGCGAGCTCGGGCACTGCCCTGGGTGTGGTGCGAGATGGGCGCGCGAGATGGCCAAAACCAGTCAGATCGATGCCACCGGAAAAGGTTCTCGCTTTGATCACGGCAAGACTGGCGCTCGAGACGGCGGCGACAGAACTCAGGCTGGCGAGCGATTCTTATCCGCCGCTGTTGGCTGGAAACCATCATGCTCCTGCGACCTTGATCCCGATCCTGATGTAGTCCTCGACCCGTTCGGGGGCTCAGGCACCACGGCAGGCGTTGCGCTGGCGCATGGCCGCAATGCCGTGCTGTGCGAACTGAGCCAGGAGTATGCCGACCTGGTGCCCGACAGAGTGGAAAGCATCCTGACTGGCTACGGCAAGATAAAGAAGCCGAAGCCGGCCAAGAAGCCAGCAGCGACCCCACAAAAGGAGCTGTTCCATGTCCCTGTCGGCTGATCAGAAAGAGGCGATCATGGCCGCGCGTGGCGAGAGTGCCGCGGCGGCGGCTCCATCGTTTGGCGTGTTCTCTGTCACCATGACAGACGTCCGCGCCGACGGCAGACAGAAGAAGTTCACCATGCTGTCGCCGTCGATCTTCGACCGTGACGATGCGGAGCGCTATGTGCGCCGCAGGTTCGGCAGCGAGCGCGTCGTGTCTGTCGAGGCCACCTGACACCAAATCAGAGAACCGGCGGCCTGGATGCCAGCGCCGCCAGATACTTGCTCAAAGCGCGCCGATGTTCGGGCGCTAGTTGGGCGCAAATTCATATTGGAGATTCAATTATGGGCAAGTTTATCGATTTGACAGGGCAACGGTTTGGCTCGCTGACCGTGAAGAGCAAAATTCCAAAGGATCATCTGAGCGATGCAATGAAAAGGACGGGCGGTGCATATTGGCTGTGTGATTGCGAATGCGGAGGAGGGAGGATTTCTATCACCACCTACTTGAGAAGTGGAAAGGTTTTCAGTTGCTCTGCCTGCGCCAAGGAAATGTCAAGAATCAAAATTTCGATCGATATCGCTGGCAATCGATACGGCATGCTGGTTGCTGTCGAGCGTGAAGAGCCGTCACCAGGCAGGCAGGGGTCCATGTGGCGCTTCGCGTGCGACTGCGGGCAAGAGACTGTCGCCAGACTGAAGGATGTCCGGTACGGAAATACGCTGTCATGCGGTTGCATGAAGAGCCCCAAGGGGCGCGCACTCGGGAAGCAGTCCATGCCAGCTGACAGGCCATGGCTGCGCCAGGCGGCAATCTAAAAAACGTCGCCCTGGCTCATATCGGCTCCAGCGGCGGCGATGAACCGCCGGATATCCTCAGAGTACGCACCGTAGCGCCGCACGGTTGCGGTGAACTCCTCGACGTCGTGGCCGACAATGCAGAACACCGGCATGCCGGTTTCCTTGTTGTAGCGCGGCGCGCCGTACCTATCGACGGCATGCCCCATGTGAAGCATCTCGTGGTAGACCAGGATCTCCCGAAGGCGATCGTCGACCTTCAGCCAGTAGTCCTGATCCAGCACCACCAGGAAGTCAGGCATGCGTCCCAGCAGCATGGCCAGCATCCACTCAAATAGATCTTTGAGATCGCCTTGAACAGACGGCAGGTAGCAGGTGCCCAGGATCTCGCGGCCAGCCTTCACCTTCGGCGCCGTGCGCAGCAGCCAGTCAATGGATGCCTCGCCTTCCACCAGATGCGCAAACTCCTCCAGCTCCAGCAGCCTGGCGGCGATGTCGGCCGGGTGGCTGTCGGGATCCGGCTTGACGTAGGGCGCGAATAGGTCGTCTTCGTTCACAGTCACTCTACCTCGATGAATAGGTGGCAGCCGGGATCCGCAGGCCGCACGGCAACGCCGCGCTCCGTGCATTGCCCGGTCTCTTTGTCGAAGGCGTCGCAGTTTCCGCAGACCTCACCTGCAGGCCGATCCTCGACCATGTTGATGACGCCTTCGGGCAGGCCGGGCATGTTCTCGGCGGCGACGCGCTGGAAGCCGGTCGTGGGGGCTTCCGGCAGTATGAACGTGCTGGTGCCATGCGCGCGCGACCACGCGACGTCGCACAGCATGTTGGCATAGGAAAAGTGGGGATCGATGCCGACCTTTTTGACACTGCGCTTGTACTGGTTGGTCTCGTCGTCCTTCTCGGCGATCAGAGCCGTCTTCGTGAAGTGGTGGAAGGCGCGCGGCAGAACGGCGGCAAGCTGGCGCTGGCCCTTGTCGATAACCTCCTGAACCAGTCCTTGCGGATCCGGGAATAGGCACAGCGGCTCGTCGGCAGTGAACCGCGCCATGCTGACCTGCATGCACTTGTATTGATCCATGCGCAGCGTATAGCGGTCGCGTTCGGCCTCGTCGGTGCGGCGCTCGCTGGTATCCAGGCGCGGCGCGTCGCCCCAGGCAATCATGCCCTCGACCATTGACCCGAAGCTGTTGCAAATGAAAACGCGGCCAGGGTGGCGACCGGCGAACCGCTTGGCGTCGTTGTAGTTGGGATTGATCTCGACCACGCACACCGCGACGCCGTATTGCTCCATGAGCTCCGACGTCCGAGCGAATGGGTCGGAGTGATAAATCTCCTCGACGTGGATCACGGCCTGGCGGCCATCAGGCAGACGCTCCTTGATCACCACCACATTGAAGTTGCCCATCTGGTCGATGCCCATGTAGGTATCGCGGGCGCGCGTCTTCCACTGGATGCCGACGGCCTTGCCAGCCTCGACGCAGTTGGCCAGGTGCTCCAGGGTCACAGGAACCTGGCTTGGATCCAGGTACGGCTTGCCCAGTTTCCTGTTGTAGAAGTTTTTCATGTCCGTCGCCGTATTGAAGGCGAACAGGATCTCGTCGGCCGATATCGTCGGGCTCAGGAACTGCGGATAGTGAACGGACAGGATCCGCAGCCGTCGCTCGTTTTTTGGAACGTGGAGCTCGACGCCGCGGTCGGCATCCGGGTTATCGGCGATCCACTCCCCGGCTTGCGGGTCTGCGATAAAGTGGCCGTTCTCGCAGACGTAGCGGTAGATGTCGCGGTCTGGATCGAACTTGATGCACTCCGGGAAATAATCGTCTAGCGGCTTCGCGGCGCCGCACTCCTGGCAGCGCGTATGGAATCGGTGCTGCGTCCCTCGCTTGTACCAGTGGTGGATATCGGCATCTGGCCAGTTCGCCGTTGAGCCCATCTGCATGAATCGGGTCTGGCTGGCTGATAGCCGCTCGTAGGTCTTCTCGATCTGCTCCAGGGTCATTTCCTGCACTTCATCGAAGCTCAGGACATCCATGGGAATCGATTCAGTGGTGGCGCGGCCAGACGTCCAGCTGAACACGAACATGGCGTCACCGATACGCCGGGTTCGCACGTTGCCCTCGCCCTGCTTGCGGCCACTGCCGTCGGCTGCATCCATCACCATTTTTTGGTGAACGTCGGGAATCGTCCGCACGATCGGCATGAACCGCTCGCTCGACTTCAGGCCTGCAAGGTTCATGTCAGGCAGGAACATGCCGACGGTGCAAGGACCGAACTTCATGCCCAGATAGATCACCGACAGCATCTCGAAGACGGTGAATCCGACCTGAGCGCATTTCATCACAACCAGGATGTAGCGGAAGGCTTCGTCTTCGGTCGACGGGATCTGGTCATAGACCCACGCCATGGTTGGGCGATCATCCAGGCGGAACACGCGGCCGTCGACCTTCAGCCCCTTGCGTCCAAGATCCTCGCACCACTGGCGGAACGTGACGCCGTCGGGAATGGTCTTGTCTTCCAGCTTGAAGCCGGTCTTCTGCTCCAGGCGCGCCACCATCTGGCCTAGACCATTGCGGAAGTCCGGGTATCTCGGTTTGGTGGCGAGGAACGACACTTAACTGATGTCCTTTTTGCTCGCAGATCCGTTCAAATTCAACATCAGCAGTTTAAATTCAATAGCGGCAGCAGTCCCCATAACGAAAGGCCGCCGGCGCCCATGGCGTAGAGTCCAAGCACCAGGACCGCAGTGAGAATTAGCGTCGCGATGTTTTCCTTTTGACGTCCCGACATTAGTGCGCGCACCTCTTCGCGTCCTGCTTGTCGGCAATCATGTTGGCCGCATTCAGCAGCGCCTGGCCATGATCGGCGACAAACGAAAGCGACTCCATGGCGGTCATGCCCATGTTGGCGGCAATGGCCGTGCCCAGGTGGCAGGCCAGCTCCTCGACGGTCATTGTGACGGTGCGAGGCGCGGTAAAATTGGCCACCGCGGCGGCCATATTTGGGAACTGTTTGCTGTCCATTTTGACTCCCTTGCGCCCGATAAGCGCCCTATGTTCGCCGGCGGAGTGCTGGCGCGTTGAAATTGTTGGTGGCAGCCAGTCAGGGCGCCTGTTTGGTAATCAGGCGCAGCAGCCAAGCGATGGCTGACGGTACGATCACGCCATCGTATCCATGGTCATGCCCACCCTGGCGTTTAGCTCCTGCAACCGCTCCAGTATCCGCTTTTGCGTCTCCGGGTCAGCGTCGCCAATCTCTTTCATGATCAGTTCGTAGAAGCCCTGCATGCGCTGCAAGTCCCAGACTTGCGCCATGGCCTTCAGCGCGTTGTCCAGCAGCTCCGACCGCAGCTTGATCGATTGCGCGAAGAACGTCGGGATCTTGATCTTATCGGCGCCGTCGGCACCCTTGGTCATGCTGTACGCACGCAACATCTCGGCGTCGCTGTACAGGTGTTCCAGGCGCCCCAGGAAGTCCATGTTGCGGCGGGCTTCCCCCGGGTGCTTGGCGATGTATTCCGGCGGCGGCGATGCTGGAAGGTTGCGCGCGGCCTTCCTGGCAGCATCGGCAGCACGGTCCAGTGGCGTCGCGCCAAGCTCGCGCAGGTAGCGATGCCATGTCGACCGGCTGATGTCAGGATACTTCTCCATCACCAGCTTGGTGCCGCCCTCCTGGCCATACTTGATGATCGCCTCGCGGGTCTCCTGGATGATCGCGGCGCGCCTTTCGGCAAGCTCACCGGTTGACGGTCTCTTTTTTCGTTTCGGTCCGGCCATTGTGTCAGTGTCTCAAGGCGCGTTGACACAGTGTCAAGGCAAGTGACACAAACCCGACTCCAGCGTTGTCTCGTATAGCTTTTTCGTGTGTCAGTACCGTCATAAAGACACCGGACGCGCGACGATTTCGGACGGAAAGTCAGGGCGTCTCACATCGGCAACCTGGCATCTCAACCCGGCATCTTTCCCGGTCTTGAGTGTCAGACCACAGCAGCAGATGGCCGTGTGGCTGTCTGAATGAGCCTGTGAGCCACAATCGGCGCACCGATATACCGATGTACCGGGTGCCCCCTGATCGTCGCTCCTGCGGTCTGTGGGGCGCTCCAGGATGCGGCCGAAACATTCGCGGCAGACATGGTCGGTCAGATACCAGTGGTGGTCAGTGTGCGCAGTCATGCCATTGCCCTCGCAGCGAACCCGAACGTGACCTGCTGTCGGCTGGACTTCAGGATGCGGATGATCATTTCGGCGGTGGATTCGACGTATTCGGCGCGGGCGACGGTGAGCTTGTCGCCGGACAGGTGTGGAAGTCTGATGTGGTACAGCGGTTTTTGTTTGACGGGCTTTGTGCCCTTGGCGTTGCGACCGATGACCCATTCGCGCTGTCGGTTGTAGCAGCTGACGCAGATGGCCTTGGCTACAAGCCTGGTTGCCGATCGATGGCATCGACTGCACAGTGGCCTTCCCATGATCGCTGACGTGCTTGCCTGCGTTTCGCCGGCGTGCATGGCGCCTATGTGGCATCGCATACAGCCATGGCTTCGTTGCTCGCCGCCGTGGTGCCCTTGTGAGCGCTGGCTTTCTCGCCACTTGAGCGCGCATGTTTCTGTCTTGAGTGTTGCTGAGAGCTTGTCGCACCGGAAGAACTGTCCCGGGCATCCATCCATTGCGAAGTATTCAATCTGCATCACGCCCCCTCTGGTTTGGCTAATTTTGAGGCTTTGGCCTGGATACTGCAAGTAACTGCAGTGAAGTTTAGTGAAGTTTGCTCAAAAAAAAATAACTGACTCCCGGAAGACTTCGATATTTGCTCAAAAAAGAGCTGTTACCAAAGCGGTATCAGAGCGGTTACATTATAAATCAATGACTTAGGTGCAAAAAAGGGTGCCCGGTTACATCTTGGTTACACTCCTAAGTCATTGATATTATTATTATTTATACCCTATATATATAATATGTAACCGTAACCAAAATATATATAGACCACATGTGAGCGTGTGCGCGCTATGTGCGTGTGATGCGCGTGCGTGTGAAGTGTGTCGGGGGCGGTTACAGCGGTTACTGGTTACATTCCTTTAAAATCAATAACTTAGGCGTAACCAGCGCGGTTACAAGGGCGGTTACAGCGCCTCGCTGGTTACATCGTTATAAATCAAAGACTTAGGTGTAACCGGGATGCCTGGGAGGGGGTGCGGAAAAAACGGTTACACGGTTACATTGGTTTAAAATCAATAGGTTAAGTGTAACCGGCGATACAGCCAGCAACGAACCAGAAACCCGCCGCCTGGTGCAAGACTGGCGCCCCACCCTGATATATATATTCAACTATCTATCTATATATGCTTTCACTATTTAGATATAGTATGTATAGTTGTATGCAAATAAACCCACCAGACAAAGGTAAACCAATGAGCAAAAAAAGAGGAAAGGACTGGCTTTCGGAGCGCGTCGAGGCGCTTCAAGCAGGTGAAGTGGCGACGGTAACCGCAGAAGAAGTTAATGAGATCGGCGGCGAACTATCGGTTCGCGCTCGCTGCTGCAACATAGGGCTTCGCAAAAAAGCGACGTTCAGCGTCGCCGCCATGCCAGGCGATCGCGGATCAAGACCGATGAAGGTCACCAGAACAGACGCTGCCGAAGATAAAGGCGAACAAATTTTCTAAAAACGAGACCGCTATTATGTTTATGAAATTGATTTTAGTTGTAACCGTAATCTTTGTTTTGCTGATCGTCGGCACCATGGACTACAACGACAACGAGCGCGAAGCCGCAACTTATTGCAAGCTGGTTGCCGACGGAACATGGCCAGCCTACCGCGCCATCGACTGCCCGCAGGTGGTGAAATGATCCGCCGAGTCAATGGCGTCGCCATCACGTTTGTCGGTCGCACGCCAACAGAAGAAGGCCTGGTCTGCCACTTCTCCAGGAACCCTCCCCTGCCCACGCGATGGAATGCCGCCGAGGTGCTGCCTGCGTTCGGCATCGAGACGCCCAACGGCTACAGGATTTCGGAGTATTCCGACGGCATGATGGTGGTGACAGTATGGGGCTAATAGCGAAGAAGCGCGCCGCAGCCCTGGCAGCCCGCGAGGAGTCGGAGTCTTTTGTCGACCTGGTCACCGAGTACGCGGACATGGGTTACAGCCGCTATGCCGTCGCCAAGCGGCTGCTGAACATCGACCCCAGCACCATGGATCGATGGCTGTCAGCGCACGGCGCCGTGGTCGACTTCAAGTCGCCAGGCGATGACGGCTATCAGCCATGGGACGACGCCTTCGAGACCCGCGCGGCAATCCGCGACGCCAGGGTTCGTAACGGCACCGTTCGTATGCTCAGCTGTGGCGGCGAGATCCTGCACCTTGCCGAATGGTCGCGCCGCACCGGGATAAAGACGACGACGATAGCGCGCCGCATAGACCGCTACGGATGGCCTGTCGAAAAGGCGCTTACGACACCGGCACGCGCTGAAATGGGGCCGAAGAACCCGAGCAGAAAGGCGGTTTCGCCGCGCGCCAGGGCATTCTTTGAGAGGGGGGCGCATACATGGTGAAGCGACGGAAATCCCACAGCATCGACGCCAGGATCAAGCGCTTGGCAGCCGCCGAGATGAAAAACAAGGCTGTCATCTATATCGGCGGCAACACCTACTGCAGCCTGATAAACATCAAAACCGGAGACCTTGAGCCTACGCGGCCAGAGCTCGATCGCGCAATCAAGGCCTATAGCTGGCCGTGGTCATGCTACC